GGCCTATGGCCGCCAGGGTGGGGGTGATCAGCATTTGGTGGCCGCCCGCTCCGGTCCCCGTTATCGTGTTTACCGGCTCGGTGATAGCTGTGCCCACTGCGTTCTGGTTGTTGTGCATTGTCAGCGGCGCCATAACAGGGGAGGCCACGCCATACCCATGTTTTGCTGTGATGGTCTGGAGCGGTTCCGCCAGCCCTTGCCCCCGGAACTCCCCGGCGTGGTTGACGATTACCAGGAACGGGGAGGCGGACCGGATCACGAATTTGTCCACGCCTCTGGCCACCCGCCGCATGGTATTTCTGGCCAGCGGACGGACCGCCGCCACACCGTACCGCTCCCGGATCTCCTCCTTGGTTGCAAAAATGGAGGGGGTGGGCAGGTTCCAGTCTATGATCTCCGCCGCGCTGCGCCATGGCTTTTTAGTTCCCGCTCTGGCCTCCGGGCTGTCCGCCGGCGCGTGGGTAGGCTCCGGCCATACAATGGGCCGCCCGTCGCTGCGGGCGATCAGGAAAAAGCGTTTCCGCGTGGTTGGCGCTCCATAGTCCGCCGCCACCAGTTCCCGCCATTCCACGGTGTAGCCCAGGGCCTCCAGCTGGCCCAGCCATTGGCGGAACGTCTGCCCGGTCTTTGATTTCACGGGCCGCCCCCGCCGAACAGGTCCCCAGGTCTGGAACTCCTCCACGTTCTCCAGGATGATCACGCGGGGGCGTACCGTCCCGGCCCAGCGCAGGACGATCCAGGCAAGGCCCCTTATATTCTTGTCCACGGGCTTGCCGCCCTTGGCTTTGCTGAAATGCTTACAGTCCGGGGAAAACCACGCCAGTCCCACCGGGCGGCCCCTGCACACCTCCACCGGGTCCACGTCCCACACGCTGGCCTGATAGTGCATAGTGTGGGGGTGGTTGGTCCGGTGCATTAGGATGGCGTCCGGGTCGTGGTTTATGGCTATGTCCACCACGCGGCCCGTGGCCAATTCGATCCCCGTGGAGGCCCCGCCGCCGCCGGCGAAATTGTCCACTATGATTTCATCCAGTAAATTGATCTGTCCATGGCTCACCGCGTCCCGCCTCCTTTGATCTCCATATACAGGGCGCAGTCTTTCCCGGTCCGCTTGCACCACGCCCATTCAATCATGGCGCCCGCGCTTTCCTGGTAGTCCGGCAGGAACACGGCCAGGTCTGCCGCCTCCAGCATGGCCAGCGTGATCCGCATATAGTCCCGTTCTCCCAGGCCCGCCGGTAAAATGGCCGGGTTCAGGACTACATGGCCCAGCGCCTCCATGGCTTTGGCCGCCTCCCGAAACTTGGCCCTGTATTTTTTGTCGCCGGTGATCTTTCCGGCTATGTAGATTTTCACAGGCTGCACTCCTTTTTCCGGCTTGCAAACCGCCCGGCGTGTGGTATAATGTATGCAGTCGGACGGTTTGCGCCGTTCACCTCACCACCTGCGCCGTGTTGTCAGCACCGGGCGCGGGTGGTTTTCTTTTTCTCCAGGTATTCGTCCGCCATGCTCATGGCGTCTTCCATGTGTTCCTGGTCCACGATCTTCCATTTCCCCGGCTTTCCCGCCGCTGGCTCCACCGCATTGGCCAGCGACGTGGCGATCATGGACGGCGCACGTCTTACGCGCTCCAGGGCCTCCTCATACTTTCCCTTTGCCTCCCTGTACTCCATGAACTCCTGAAATTCCGCCGCGTCCATTTTCACGCTAATTTCCATTTGCTCCGCCTTTCTCTCTGGCCTCATAGCTGATATGGGCCGCCGCCACCAGCTTGGCGATCTCCGCGCCGATCAGCCCGTCCGGGTCCTCCACCGCGTTCATGGCCTCCGCCGAAACGGCGGCCCGCTCTATGCTGGTCAGCCTTGCCCAGTCCTCGGTGATACACAGGTGAAAATCACCGTTTGCCCATCGGTCAATCGAAATAATGATCCGGCCCCCGCCCTTTAGGGCGGTTCTCAATTTATCGCTCATTTCATTAGTTATCCTTTCCGGCGGGCCATGGTGGCCAGCCGTCTAAGTATAGTTTTCAGGGCTACCCCCCCCCCCGCAAAAATGGACATTTGCGCGGTGTGGGCGTTGTATCGTTCCTCTTGCCCTGCAAAATAGTCCGGGTCGATCTCAAACCCCACAAAGTCCAGACCAGCGTCATGGGCCGCGATCCGGCTGCTGCCGCTCCCCAGGTGTGTGTCCAATATCCTGTCGCCTGGTTTTGCATATCTTGAAAAAATCCAGGAATATAGCGCCACTGGTTTTTGTGTTGGGTGTATTGTTCCGCCCTCTTTTTGCAGTTGCCCGCGATTTATGATCACCACTCTGGTTGGGGTGTCGAATGATGAATAGGCCAATTCGCAGTCGCTCATGGTTAAATCCTGCTGGCCTTTATACCAGACGATCCAGCCCTTGTGCCTTTGATTTATTGCTGGCACAAAATAATTTGCACCCCATATAATTTGGTGTTTTGAAACCCTTTCCAATTCCCTGAAATATTCGTCTGGCGGCGGGGCCGCGTCCCATCCCTTTGTCGGATGGTATTTTCTATTGTGCTTTGGGTTTTTGTTTATTGACAGCTTTTGACCGTCAATCCCTATTCCGTATGGCGGATCTACCACGGCCAGGTCGAAATAGTGATCCGGTATTTTCTGCATAGCTGCCATGCAATCCATATTGTAGGCTACATTCAAACCTGCGGCACCTCCTCCATTTTGATTTGGTCAAGCTGTGCCGTTGTGGCCGCGATCCGGTCCGTTGCCATTTTCCAATAGTCCGGGTTGATCTCCACACCCACAAAATTGCGCCGCAGGCGCTTGGCCACCACTCCGGTGGTCCCGCTCCCTGCGAATGGGTCCAGGACCGTCCCACCCTCCGGGCACCCTGCCAATATGCACGGTTCCACCAGGCGCTCCGGGAATGTGGCATAGTGGGCGGCCTTAAATTGCCCCGTTGCTATGCTCCAGACGCTCCTTTTGTTTCTGCCCCCGGTGTTGTTCGCGCTGTTCCCGTGGCTCTCCCGCTCCACGCGGGCGCTGTTCTGGAACGACCGCCCGCCTGTATAGGCTCCACCGCCCCGGAACGTCCTGGCGTTCCCCTTGACCCCGCATGGCTCCCGGATTGCCGCCGCGTCAAAATAGTAATGTGGCGATTTTGACAGCAGGAAAATATATTCATGGGCTTTTGTGCAACGGTCCCGGACGTTCTCCGGCATGGCGTTGGTTTTGTGCCATATAAGATCCTGCCGCAAATACCACCCATCAGCCCGCAGGGCAAAGGCCAAAAGCCACGGGATCCCCATCAGGTCCTTGTACTTATACCCGCTCGGTCTGTGCTTTGCCGTGTGGCCGCAGGTGTTCCGCGTGTTGGTCGGTGGCTGCGGCCCGGACCTGGTGGCGTAGCTGTCCCCGATATTGACCCACAGCGTCCCGTCCGGGCGCAGGACCCGCCGGACCTCCCGGAACACGTCCACCAGCTTGCCTATGTACTCCTCCGGGGTTTCCTCCATGCCGATCTGGCCGGCGGCCCCGTAGTCCCGCAGATTGTAATAGGGTGGGGAGGTCACACAGGTGTGGACGCTTTCCGCCTCCAGTGTCCGCAGTTGCTCCAGGGCGTCACCGCAAAGGATCATTTCCACCGTCCGCCACCTCCTGGGCCAGAAACCACGCCGGGCTGTTCCGCTCCGTCTGGTGGGGGCAGTTCTCCGCGTCGCAGTTCTCCGCCGAACAGGCGGCGCAATAGGTCCGCTGGAAAACCTTGTCCCACGGGGTATCTAATGCGGGGATGGAGGCCAGGAACTCCGCCAGGGCCTCCGGGGAGGCGGTGATCTGGTCAAAATATGTGGGGTGCAGTTCCCGATCCTCCATGGCGTCCTCAATTTCCTGCAGTTTTTTCATGGCCTGCGCTATGGGCCAGCTTTGCAGGTGGGAGGCCACAAAGTCACGATCAAAGTTAAAACCCCGCTGCGTCATTCTTTCCACGGTTTATTCCTCCTCTTTGTGGAGGTCCACGCCCTCCAGGGCCTCCCACACGGCCCGCTCCCAGGCTTTGACCCACCCGGATTTGG